TCAGGGCGGCGATTTGCCGCCGCGGGTCAGGGCGGTCATGAGCCGAAGAATGGCGGCCTGGCCCTCGTCGTCGAGGTCACGGTAGAGGCGGAGGAAGGCGAGCTCCGTGGCATCGCCGGCGCGGGCCTCGGCCTCGCGGTCGGCGCCGAATTCGAGCCAGGCGGGGCTGACGCCGAATTCCTTGGCCAGACGGCGGATATTTTGGCGTCGCAGGCCGTGCGTCGCGTTGACCCAGGCGTGGATGGTGGGCTGCGAGACGCCGAGCCGGCGCGCGAGTTCCGCGCCGCTGATGCCGCGGGCTGCCATGGTTTCGCGGATACGGCCGGCCACGGCCTCGCGAATGGCGGCGAGGGATTCGTCTTGTCGGTCCATGTTGTCGCGCTAGAGGAGATGTCATTAGGTTGCACCTATTGACAGCGCTAATCGGATTTGCCTAACATCCGCCGCATGAGCAGCGAACCCAGCCTGGCCCCGATGCGGGATTTGGACGTGGAAACGCTGCGGCGACTGTGGCGGGAGTATCTGCCGGTGCGGGCGATCGCCAGGGATCTCGGGCGGACGCCCCGGCAGATCGAGGCGATGGCGCGGCAGCTGGGCCTGGCGCACCGGGACCAGGCGGCGGTGGAGCATGCGGGACGCCTGCGCGCGGCCGCCTGTGCGCTGCGCCGCGCGCGGGAGGCCAGCGAAGAGGCTTTTCCGCGGGCGATGAGCGCGCGTGCGGCGGCGGCCTTGGCTGCTTCCCGCAGCGTTCCGTGGAGCGGGCGCCGAGGGGACCTCCCGGTGCTCAACGCGGCACTGGAGGGCGCGGGGCAGCGGCCGGTTTATGTTCCGTTCCGGGAACTGCTTCCATGAGGCGGGGCGCGACGCGACCGGCAGCCGCCGGCGTATGCGGCGCCGATGCGCGGACCCAGCGGGATAGTCACCATCACAACCAGGGATCAGGCATCATGAGCACGCCGTGCGCTTTTCCGCTTGCCACGCTTGAGCTGCACGCATGAGCGGGGCGCGGCGGCCCGACGGCCGGGGGACCAGGGAACGGAGCCGCGGGAGCGCGGTTGTGGCGCCGGCGACCCAGGGCGCGTGGGCATCGCGGCCTGGGCGGCGAGAGGTGCTGAGCGAGCGGCGGATCACCGCGACGCGCAGCCAGCCGCTCGAGGTTACTCGTTACGATGACGCGACGGTGTACGACCGGTTGCTGCATGCGAACCTGATCACCAACCGCCAGCACGACGCGGCACGGATCGCGCACATGCTGTTCCTCGCGGCCGGGCTGGTGCCACGCGTGGTGGGGCGGCTCGACACGCTCGATGAGGCGTTGGAGGAGATTTTCGAGCCCCGGCAGGAACGCGAGGCGCGCGACCCCGACGCGCCGTCGCCGAGGGACAAGTATCGGGCGATCATGCGGCGCCTGGGCGGGTTCCACGCGGGGTTGGTGGAAGGCGTCTTGCTTGGGCAGTCGCCGACGCGGGCCTGGGTGGCGAGCCTGGCGGCGGGATTGGACAAGCTCGGCGACATTCTGGGATTGCGTTAGCGACGGCGCCGGGTTCGGCGGCCGAATTCGGGGGCGGCGGGGTGCGATGGGCGCCTCGCCGCCCTTGGTTTTTTGGCGTGTCGCGGGCGTTGTCGGGGGCTTTGCCGGGGGCGTTGTCGGGGCCGCCGGAAAGCCGCGTGCGTTTCTTCGGATTTTCCTTTACATGGGGGTTCGAATTTCGTATCTGTTTCCCGGGGAGGCGAACTGCGTCCACGGTTTGGCGGGCGGCGCGGTGAATACCTCTCTTCCAATCATGGACATGGAAAAATTCTTCCGGTTCCGACATCGCGGCGCGGTGGCGGGGATCGATATTTCAGCGTTCGGATCGACGCGAAAAAACTTCGGATTTTCCTTGACAGCTTGGCGAGGATTGCGTATGTCTCTCGCGGGGAGGCGAGGTGTGTCCGTCGCGCTGCCGGCCCCGAGACACGATGAACCCGAATTCGATCACGCCCAGGCCGACGCTGTCGGCTGGGCGTGATTTGTTTTGGTGACAAAACATGCGGCGACGCAAGGCGGACGCTCGCGGGAGCGGGGTGCGTGACGCGCGGCCTCGGCTCACCAGGGACGACATGGTCGAGGCCTGCATCGAGACACTCTATGCCATTGCGATGGATTGCGGGGAGTCCGGCAGCACACGCGTGGCCGCGATCACGCGCATCCTCGACCGCGAGATCGGCAAGGCGGCATCGCCCAACCCCAACCTGAACAGGAGCGATGTCGGCGCACTCAGCGACGATGAGCTGCGAGACGAGCTCGCGCGCCTTGAACGAGCGATTGCTGACGCTGACGCGCGAGAGGCGGACGCGGCAACTTCGCCGTAGCTTCGAGGAGTTTGTCCGCGACGGGATGGCGCGGCTGGGCCTCGCACCCGCCGCGCATCACCGGTTGCTGATCCGCGAACTGCAGGACGTGGCCGGGGGACGCCGGACACGGCTGATGGTGAACATGCCGCCGGGTTCGGCCAAGAGCACCTATGCCAGCGTCTGGTTCCCGGCCTGGGCGATGCATCGTCGGCCGGGGTTCGACGTGATCGCGGCGAGCAATATCGCGGCGACCGCGGAGGGGTTTTCGCGCGGCGTGATGGGAGTCGCGCGGGACCATGCGCAGACGCTCGGCTATTCGATCCTGCGGCAGGCGGCGGCGGATTGGACGACGACGACGGGGGCGCGCTTCCGTGCCGTGGGCGTGGGCGGCACGATCACCGGTTCGCGCGCGGACCTGGCGCTGATCGACGACCCCGTGAAGTCCCGGGAGGAGGCGGATTCGCCGCTGATCCGTGAACGGCAATGGGATTGGTTCAACGCGGATCTGCGCACACGCCTCAAGCCGAATGCGGCGATCGTGCTGGTGATGACGCGCTGGCACGAAGACGATCTCGGCGGACGGCTGTTGCGGTATCAGCCGGGTTTGTGGCGGGTGGTTTCGCTGCCGGCGGTGGCGGGCGAGGCCGATCCGCTGGGACGCGCGCCCGGGGATTTTCTTTGGGACGACGACTATGGGTTTGGCGGGGAGCTGCGCCGGATCAAGGACGAGTTCGACGCGGCGGGCGCCACTCGGGAATGGCAGGCGCTTTATCAGCAGGACCCGCGTCCGCGCGAGGGGATGATGTTTCGTATCGGCTCCGTGCCGTTCCTCGAGGCAGCGATGGCCGGGGGGACGCGGGTACGCGCGTGGGACCTGGCGGCGACGTCGGCGATGGGCACGCGGGATGGGGACTGGACGGTCGGGGTGCGGCTGGCGCGCCACGAAGACGGGCGTCTTGTCGTCGAGGATGTGATCCGCCTGCGCGGCGGACCGGACGAGGTGGATGCGGCGATCATGTCCACCGCGATGACCGACGGGACGGGTGTGGCGATCCACCTGCCGCAGGACCCGGGACAGGCCGGCAAGATGCAGGCGATGTACCTGACGCGACGGCTCGCGGGGTTTCATGTGACGGCCAAGCCCGTGAGCGGCAGCAAGGCTGTAAGGGCGGGGCCGTTCGCCTCGCAGATCAATGTCGGGAACGTGTCGATCGTTCGGCGGGCGTGGAACCGGGCTTTTCTGGAGGAGCTCGCCGGGTTTCCACACGCGGCGCACGACGACCAGGTGGATGCGGCGGCCCTTGCCTTCGAGGCGCTGAGCTGCGCGCCGGAAGCGGCGCGGGGCGTTCGGGTGGGAATCATGCGGAGATGACAATGGGCAATCCAATCGGCGCGGCCTGTCAGGCGATCAAATCAGGCCAGGGCTACGTCGCCGCCGCCTCTGGCGCGGGGATGACGACAGCGCGGCTGATCGAGCTTCTGCTCGGGCGCTCGAAGTGCACACCGCGCGAGGCCGCACGCATCGGTGCCGCGACCGGACAGAGTGCTGCGCAGCTCGCCGTGGCGGACCCGGACTTCCAGCTCCTGGCGAACCGGAACGGGGCACTCTGATGTTCCGGCGGCTGGCGCAGAAATTCCCGCGTGATCCCGATTATCCGGCGCGTGTCCGCAGGCTTGCGATCCTGCGCGCGGTGCTCGACGGCACGATCTATGACGTGCTGCCCTACGAGTTCTTCGAGGAATACAACGACGCCGGCGAGTATGTGCCGCTGCGCGATCGGGCGCCGTCCGTGCGGTCCAATCTCTGCCGGGCGGTCGTCGAGGACAGCGTGGCGCTGCTGTTCGGCGAACGCCACTTTCCAACCGTGGTGTGCGAGGACGAGGCCGCGCGCGCGGCCCTCGAGACGCTGATTCGCGAGACCAAGCTCAACGCCGTGATGATGGATGGCGCGACCAGGGGGGCGGTGGGCTCGGTCGTGTTTCACATGCGCATCCTGAAGGGCCGGCTGTTCTTCGATGTGCTCGACACGGAATACCTGACGCCGACCTGGGACCAGGACGCACCGGACCGTCTGCTGCTTGTGACCGAGCGGTACAAGGTGAAGGGCGAGGACCTCGCGGCGCAGGGCTACGCAATCGCGCCGGACGCGCTGGGCGCGGATCACTGGTTTCAGCGCGAATGGGACGCGGAGCGGGAAATCTGGTACCGGCCGCAAGCCCGCGGCGATGACCGGCCGATGCGGATCGATGCGGAACGGACGGTGCGGCACGGGCTTGGCTTTGTGCCGATGGTGTGGGTGCGGAACCTGCCGGGCGGCGACGCGATCGACGGGGCATGCACGTTCCGTTTCGGCATCGAGGACGCCATCGCGATCGACTACCAGATGAGCCAGGCCGGACGAGGCTTGTCGTACTCCTCCGACCCGACCTTCGTGGTCAAGGAGCCGGCGGGGGATGAGGGCGCGTTCGTGCGCTCGGCCTCCAACGCGTTGATCGTGAGCAAGGACGGCGACGCCAAGGTGCTGGAGATCAGCGGGACGGCGTCGGGTGCCGTCATCGAGTATTGCCGCGCGGTGCGCGAGATGGCGCTCGAGGCGATGCACGGGAACCGTGCCGACCCGCGGCGCTTCAGTGGGGCGCAATCCGGGCGGGCGCTGGAGTGGATGAACCAGGGTCTGGTCTCGCTCGCCGACAAGCTGAGGATTTCCTATGGCGAGGGCGCGCTGCTGTCGTTGCTGACGATGGCGGTGCGGGCTTCGCAGCGCTACCCCGTGCGCATCGGCAACCGGGATACGACGCTCAAGGAATTTGACGTCTCGCTTCGCTGGCCGCCCTGGTATTCGCCGACCTGGCAGGATCGGCAGGCTCAGGCAGGCGCGATGCGGACCCTCATCGATGCCGGCGTCCTGAGCACGGCCACCGGGACGGCGCTGGTCGGGCACACCTACGACATTCCCGACGTGGCCGCCGAGCGGGCACGCATCGCCGGGGAGTGCGCGACGCGGCCCGGGACGACACCGATCGTCGCGTGACGTCGCCGCCCTGCCGCCATCGCCTCCAGATCCAGGGGTAGTCATGATTCCGTTTCGTTATCCGACCTTCGCCAGGGCGCCTGACGGGGACGCCGGCGAGGCTGTGCCCAAGTCGCCAGCCGATGCCGCGGGCTTCTCACCCGACTACGTGCGCGAGCTGCGCCAGGAGAACAGGGGCTGGCGGTTGAAGGCGACGGAGCTGGAAGCGGCCGCGCACCGGGCTCGGGAGGAACTCGACCAGGCGCGGGCCGAGGCGGAGCGGCGAATTGTTCGCGCCGAACTCAAGGCGGTCGCGGCGCGCGCGGGGATGGTCGATCTCGACGGGATCAAGCTGCTGGACCTTTCGCGCGCGCGGCTTTCCGAGACCGGGGAGGTCGAGGGCGCGGACGAGATCATCGGGGCGGCCCGCCGGGAGCGGCCGTGGCTGTTTGGGGATGCGCGCACCAGCAACTCCGTCGCCCCTCCCCGCCCCCGCGAAGCGCGGGACATCCGCGACGCACGCCAGATGACGGCGAAGGAGTTCGCCGAGGCGAAGAAAAGCCGCTTCTGGCGGCGCTGACAGGACATTTTGATTGCAAACCGACCATCCGCGCGCGGGGCATGCCCGGCGCGGCGCGTGCCATCGGGCCACGACGGCCTGGGCATAACCCCTAACCGTTGAGGATCTCGCATGGGTATCAACAATCTTCCCACGACTCTGCAGAGCGTCATCCAGCAGGGATATCTCGAGCGCGAGTTCGAACAGGCGCTGCGGGCGGAACTCGGGTTCCGCGCGATTGCCGATCGCGAGCCGTTCATGGCGGGGATCGGCGAGACGCTGACCAAGACGCGCACCGGGCTGCTGCCGGCGGTGACGACGCCGCTCGCGCCGCCCGCCAACGCGGACATCACCTCCGGACTCATGCCGCAGAATTACGGTGTGGAGCAGTACACGCTCTCGGTGAACCAGTATGCGGCGAACCAGATGCTGAACGTGGTGACCGCGCGCGTCGCGATCGACGATCTGTTCCTTAACAACGCGCGGACGCTGGCGGAGCAGGCGGCGCGGTCCGTCGACACGCTGGCGCAGGCCGCGATTTTCGGCACGTATATGGGCGGCAACACGCGGGTGATCACCACGCTGGGTGCCGCGGGGCCGGTTGTCCATGTCGATGACATCCGCGGGTTCCTGTCCACGTGGAACGCCGAGGGGCAGCCGGTTTCGGTTTCGGCCGGCAACACGGTTTCGGTGACGGTGGGTGCGGATGTGTACACGCTGTCGGCGGCGGCGGCGGATGCGACCAACATCTCGACCGCGCCGGGGGGGATTTCCGGCAGCCTGACCTTTACCACCAGCGTCTCGGTGGCGGATGGGACCGCGGGGAATTCGGTGGCGTCCGCGGTGGCACCCGTGGTGATGCGGCCGCTCAACGCCTCGAACAATCTGATGGCGGGGACGACGCTCGCGATCTCGGCGGCAAGCGATGTGAACAGCGCGAAGCTCACCATGCAGATGGTGCTGAACGCCAAGGCGACGATGAAGGCCAACGGCGTGCCCCCGGTGACGGCGACGGGCAACTATATTTTCTACGCCGACCCGCTGCAGATGACCGGGCTCTACAGCGACCCCGCGTTCCAGTTCTTCTTCCGGGGCCGGCCGGATACGTCCGAATACCGGCGCGGCCTGGTGGCGGAGATGCTGGGTGTCGATATCGTGGAGACCAACATCAACCCGGTGCAGGCGCTCTCCGGCGTGGGGACGGTGCGGCGCGGCATTCTCTGCGGCCAGGGCGCGCTGGTCGAGGGCGTGTTCACGCGGGAAGGTTACGCGGCGACGAACCAGGCGGACGATGACGCGATGATCGCGATCGTCGATGACATCGCGCACATCACGCGCGAGCCGCTGGATGCGCTGAAGCAGGTGGTGACGCAGACCTGGAACTATATCGGCGGGTTCGCGGTGCCCTCCGACATCAACACCAACCCGAACACGATTCCGACCGCGAACAACTCGGCGTTCAAACGGGCGATCATCCTCGAGAGCCTGTGATGGCGAAGGCCAGGACCGCGGCGGAGACCCACGAGACGCGACGTCTCGTGGGTTACCGGCTGCGGCGGGGGTTCGTGCTGTTCACGGGGCGGACGCATCGGGCGCTGCTCGCGGGCGAAATCGTGCCGGCGGAGGATGACGTCGTGACGATGTTGTTTCGCGGGGGCGCCGACCTCGAACCGGTTTTGGAGTGAGGCCATGTCGGGGTTCGCTTCCTATGTCTTCGGTGAGCAGCAGCTGGCGGATATCAGGCGGTTCTGCGGGTATCCCGCGATCGGTGACGGGAATGTGGTGTTTCCGTTTCCTTGGATCATGCGGCAATACCTGGCACTCGAATACCGGTTGCAGCATCTGAGCGAGACCGACGGGGCGACGCTCGTTTCGCAGTACCTCACGCCGCTCTATGCGATCGAGCAGTCGCTGGGCGCGGTTTACCAGAATCTCGACACCGCTCAGGCGGCGGTGTGGACGCACAACGCGAATGAGCAGCGTGACAAGGTGGCGTCGTTCACGTGGTGGCGGCGGCGGCTGTGCGCGTTCCTGCAGGTGCCGCCGGGGCCCGAGCTGACTACGCCCGACGGCACGATCCGGATGGTGGTGTGACGTGGACCAGGCGGGGCTGCAGGCGAAGGCGAATTATGCCTACGGGAAAGCAGCGGGGATTCTGGGATCGACGGTCGACGTCTTCCGGCCGGATTCCAGGCAGGCGCTGATACCGGCGCTGGATTCACGTTACGTGACCGGACGGATCATGGCGTGGTTCAACCCGGACCCGCGATTTGGTTCGATATCGCCGGCGGCGGCCGACCGGGCGGTGGTGTTTGCATCGCTCGACCGGATGCTGCTCGAGGCCGGGGACTACCTCATGGATGCGGACCAGAACACATGGTTCGTGGGATCGTTGCAGCCGATGATGGCGACACCCTGCGTGCGGTGTACGCGCGCGTTCACGCTGACGCGCGCGGTGCCGATGGTGGGGGATGCGGCCTATGGCGGGAACGCGCCGGCCAACATGCGGACGATCCTGACGCTGTGGCCCGGCTTTATCGCGCCGAAGTCGCGCGGGATGAGCCCCGAGGAACGCGTGCCGGGCGAAACAAAGCTGAACGCCGTGCTGATCAACCTGCCGGTGACGGCAGGGGCACAGATTATGCCCAACGATGTTCTGGTCGACGACCAGGCCGATCCCATGCGCTACACGGTGAGTATCGCGACGGCGACGGATTGGGGCTGGACCATCGACGCCTATTACGCCGGAGCCTGACATGGCCGATACCGCGGATGTGGAGCGCGCGCTGGTCGCGGTCTGCGCCGGCGCGCTGTTTCCCGCAGGCGGTTACGCTTACGGAGCGACGGCTGCCAGTGCCGTCAGCGTGGCCCAGGAGAACGGTGCGAGCACGACCCTCTCCTGCCGGCTGTATCGGGGCTGGCCATCGACCGACACGCTGAACGCCGACCTTGCGAAAGGTGTCGCCCATGTCTCGGTCTATCCTGAGGCGGACGCGGGGCAGAACGCGACACGCTACTTCACGAAATGGTGGCAGGCTCCGCGGGCTGCCCCCACGCTGACGGCGTCCGTCACGCAGGGCACGACGAGCGCCACGGTCACGTGGGCGGGCGCGTGCGCGGTAAACCAGCTCGCGGGCGTTGCGGTGGGCGCCGGTCGCACGCCGGCGACCTACACCTATGCGGTGCAGGCGACCGATACGCCGGCAAGCGTGGCGGCGGCGCTGGCGGCGCTGATCGCGGGAGCCTCGGCGAACGGGGCGGTGCTGACCGTACAGGATGGTTCGTGCCTGGCGCGGGTGGCGCAGGGAACGACGGCGACCTCGTTGCTGCGACAGATCAAACAGCGGTACCGGATCAATGTCTGGTCTGCCTCGCCGCAGGCCCGGGATGCGCTGGCGGGCGTGCTCGACCTGGCCTTCGCGCAGATTTTTCGCCTCGCCATGCCGGACGGATCGCCCAGCCTGCTGCGCTACGGCGGCACGCTGGTATCCGATTTTCCGGCACGGCAGGCGGAGTGGAACCGCACGCTGGTGATGCAGGTGGAATACTCGACGGCACGGGTGGAGAACCTCGCCGCGGTGCTGTTCCCCGCGGGCAGCATCAACGGGACCGCGTTTGGCGCGCAGCCGCCGCTGCCGGCACTGATCTACACCGACATGACAGGCAATGTGCTGATGGATGCGAACGGGCTTCCCATGGGTGGCAGCGGCGTGGTGACCGGCGGCGCCGTGCAGCCGCGGGCGAACGGGTACGTCACCACCGGAGGCGCGATGCTGATTGATATCTTCGGCAATCCGGTGGTGGGACCATGAGCGGGACGACGACGGTTCAGGGGGTTTCGCTCCAGAGTTTCGTGGGAGCGGTCTCGCCGCAGGTTTTCACGACGCCCTACACGGCGATCGGAAACACCGCCCGCAGCCTGCTGACCCGCGCGCAGGAAGTGGTGAATGTGAAGGATTTCGGCGCGCCCGGCAGTGCTGGGGGGGACTCGGCGCCGGGCATCAACGCGGCGCTTACCTATGTGCGGGGATTGGGCGCGAGTGCCACGGCCCGCGTGGTGTTTCCGGCGGACACCTATACGCTGCTGTCGCCGATCAATGCGACGGGGTTGCAATCCCCGGGGATCGTCATCGAGGGTTGCGGGAGCACCCTGCTGGCGGCGTTTTCCGGTGGTATCGTCTTCGACTTCTTCGACTCGCGCTTCCTCAGGCTTCGTGACCTCGTCATTACCTGGGACGGCGCGCATGAGCCGGCCGTGGGGCTGGCCGGCGGCTCGATCGGCGCGCGGGTGGCGGATTGCCACGCGATCGAGAACGTCTTCATCGAGGGCAATTTCTCGCTTGCGTGCGCCTATTTCATTGCGACCGAGACCTCCGCGGCGCGTTCGCTCCGATGCTGGAACGGAGACGGGAATGCGACGAGCTATGCACTGATCGTCGATGGGACCAACCATTTTGGTGTCACATCGAGTTTCGCGCCGCAGACATCGGCGGCGGACAATTTCGTCTCCTTCAACGAAATGCTGTTCGACCAGGTGGATGCCCGCAAGCCGAACGGCGGCCATGCGGTGTGGATCGGGGGCGTGAGCCGGCATCGGTGGCAGGCGAGCTACGTCGATTGCCAGACCGCGACACAGGCCGTGGTGCTGTGGGCCTCCGCCGGCAACACCAGCCAGTCGATCACGGACCTGATGCTGGATCTGCATCAGGAGACGACGAGCTGCACGGATGTCTTCCTCGTCGACGGAACCAACGCCACACCCACGATCCAGGGGTTGAGCTACCGCGACCATCGCCCGCAGGCCAGCAGCTCCATCTTTCGCACCGCGACGCACATCACCGGCGTTGTGGCACAGAACCTGACGGTCGATATCGCGCAGGTGGCGCAGTCGCCGGTGCTGTTCGCCAATCCCACGCTGTGGACCGTTTCCGGCAGCTTGATCTCGCCGAGCAGCAGCACGATGGTCAACGTCGTGCCGGCACAGTTTTCCGGCACGCAGCTGACGCCGCTCGGGATCGACGGGTCCGCGCTGCATGTGGCGGCGGGCAGCAATGCCGCGTCGCTGGCCACACGGTTTGGGCACGTCGCCGACATCGTCGCCGATTACGGCGCTGATCCCACCGGCGTGGTGGACGCGACCATCGCGATCCAGGCCGCGGTCAACTCGGGCCGGCCGGTGTGGATGCCGATGGGAACATATCTGCTGGGTGGGGCCATCACGATCCCCTCCGCCGGCGCGCGGATCTATGGCGCGGGCATGGGCGTCACGGTGCTCAACTGGCAGTGCAACGTCTCCGCCTTCGTCAACAACGGGCCGATGAACGGGCAGCTCCTGCCGAGCTATGTGGAGATGTCGGAGTTCAGCATCGCGGGGAATTTCACCACCAACCCCAACTCGGCGTTCAACAACCCGGCGACGACCGATAGCAATGTCGTTGCGGTCTCGATCTTCGGGATGGAGCGGGCGCGGCTGTTCCACGTGGAACTGACCAATGCGCCGTTCTTCGGATTTTCTATCCACGCCTGCAAGATCGTCGATATCGAGAGCTGCATGGCCTCGATGGTCTGCCGGGACTGTTTCTCCTGTGTGGATTCGGCCTGGGTTTCGATACGCGGATGCCGGGTTGATCATTGCGATGACGACGCGATCACCGCAGGCGTGAATGTTCCGCCGGCCGCCTGGTTTGCCGATTCGCAGCAGAATTTCATCTGTATCGGGAACCACCTGACGGACACGTATTGCATCCGCGTCGATAACCGCAAGCAGTTCACGGTTGCGGGAAACATCATCGATCGGGCGAAGTCGCATGCGATCAGCGTTGGCGGCATCACGGTTGGCGCGACCGGCGGGTTTGGCGCCATCACCGGCAACACCGTCACCAATGTCATCAACGAGGCCGCACTTCCCGGAATCTCGCCGGAGGACGGCGACAGCCAGTGCAATTACCTCGAGATCTACGGATACGCTGCCCATGGCGGGCTGAACGCACCGCCGGGGCAGAACGATCCCACGACCGGGTCAGTGGTGCCGCTTTACACGCATCTCTACGATACGACGGCGAACGCGCCATCCGCCGGCAGTCTCGGCATATTGGTCTCCGGCAATGTCCTCGCGCGGACGCGCCCCACGGGTGTTGCCTATACCGCGTGGGGAGAGGGCGCGATGTTCACGCGCCGGGGGTGGTTTTCCGGCACCGTGCCGGCGAGTGCCATGAGCGGCTATGGCGCTCTCGTCGGCGGCAGCGTCGAGGACGTGACCCTCGCGGACAACAAGTTCCGTGGGCTCACCGGTGGCGTCGTCTTTGCGAATGTCCCCGGGGTGACGTCTCGCTTCCAGGGGCTGCGGATCCGGGGCTGCAGTTTCAGCGACATCGCGACGGCGGCGGCGATTGGTGTCGGCGGGTTTTCGGGCATTGCCGATATCGTCGTCGAGGATTGTGCCTTTGATCTCGATCCCTATCGCACGAGCACGCAGCGCAGCGCGGCCGGTGCGGCGACCTGGGGCGGCACGGGCGGATACCCGGTGCTGTGGGCCGGGAACGGGATGAGCATCACGCTGCGGCACTGCACGCTGCGCAATGCCTATTCGTACACCGATGGCAGCCCGGTGAGCGGCGACGGCAACACGATCTTCGCGAATGTCGCGGGGCTCGGTGCCGCGGCCGGTAATGCCGGCGTGGGCTTTATCCCGCAGGCGGGTGCGGCGTGGCGCTTCGTCGAGCTCAACCAGACGGTGACGTCGACGAGCTTCGACAACGTGCTGCAGCTGCCGACGCTCGATGCCTCGGCCCAACCCGCCAGCGGCATCTGGGTCCAGGGTCATCACGTGCACAATACCGGGCCGGCGCTGGCGGGTGGGATGCTGACCCTGGGCTGGAGCCGCTTGACGACGGGCGCCGGTAACGTGGCGGGGACCGACTGGGCGCAAGTGCTGACGATGGGTGGCACGGTGGCAGTGCGGGCGCAGCAGGGCCTGACGGCCCTGAGCAACACCGGCGGGACGGTCATCACGGCGGCGGAGATCGTCGCGGGGTATTCCATTCGCACCGGCCAGATTGCGGCCGTGATCGATACGCTCGATACCGCGGCGGATGTCATCGCGGCGATTCCCAACTGCGCGGTCGGAACCACGTTCAAGTACCGGAGCCTCAACACCGGCGGGTTCACCCAGACCGTGGCGCCGGGAAGCGGCATCACCGCAAGCGGTGCGATGACGGTGGCGCCGAACACATGGCGGGAATGGATGGGCTTGGTGACGAGCGTCAGCCCGGCCGCGATCACCTTCACGAATATTGGCAGCGGCGCTGCCTGAAAAGGAACCTGCATGTCCGCAACACCATCGACGCCGGCCGCGGGGCCGGCGTTTCACTATGTCGTGCTTTCGCCGTTCCTGAGCTACGCGAAGGGTGACGTGATCACGGAACCAGCCGCGATCGCGGAGGTCGAGAAGCAGTATGGGCCGCACGTCGTCCGCGTGACCGCGCCCTCGTCCTGACCCCGATGTCGGCGGCGTGAACCAGGCCATCCAACCCCGGAGTAACACCATGTCCGTGACCCCTCTTGGCGCGTTGAACACGAACGCGCTGATCGTGCCGGGGCTTTATGTCCAGGTCGTCCCCCCGCAGACCATCATCAACGGCATCCCGACCGACATCGTGGGCGTGGTGGGCACCGCCGCCTATGGGCCGGTGAACACGCCGGTGGTGGTGGGCAGCTATGCCGATTTCAAGCAGTATTTCGGCGATCTTGTCGCGCGCACCAACGACATGGGCACGCAGGTCGCCAAGATGACGCAGCAGGGGGCGCAGAATTTCCGTTGTGTTCGCGTCACGGATGGGACTGACACGGCGGCGACGGCGACACTGACCCAAGGCGGCTCGATCCAGCTCACGGCCAGGTACACGGGGTCGTGGTTCGGCAACAACGTCAACGTGGTGTTAAGCGGCGGCACGAGGTCCGCGACACAGAAGGTCTCGGTCGTTGTCGCGGGGTTCGGGACGGTCGAGGTGTTCGACAATATTCCGCTGGGCGCGATGGCGAATGTCCAGAACGCCATCAACAACGGCATCGGGCTGCAGGGGCCGAGTCAGTGGCTGGTGGCGAGTGCGGCGAGTGGCAGCCTGGCAGCACCGATCTTCCCTTCGGTCGGACCCTCCGCATTGACTGCCTGGACGAACGGGACGGATGGTGTCGGTGGGGTGACCGCCGCGACGCTGGTTGGCGTGGACAGCGCGCCGCGGACGGGCATGTACGCGCTGCGCGGTCAGGGCGCCTCGATCATGGTGCTGTCCGACATGACCGATGTGACCAAATGGACCACGATCGCGGCGCTGGCGGACGGCGAGGGAATCTATGCGATCCTGGAGACGACCGCCGGTGACACGCCGGGCAATGCGGCGACCGAGATGTACCAGGCCGGGCTTGACGATTACGGCGTGAAGATATGCTTCGGTGACTGGCTCGACTGGTACGATGCGGTCAACCAGACGACGCGGCTGACGGGACCCGCGGCATTTCTGGCGGGGAAGCTCGCGACCCTGGCGCCGCATCAGTCCAGCCTCAACAAGAAGCTCGTCGGCATCGTCGGCTCGCAGAAATCCGGGATGATTGGCTCGGCGGTGAACGGGCAGTGGTCCGATGCCGACAAGGCCGCGGTCTTTACCTCGCGGATGGACCTGGTGTGCAGCCCCTCGCCCGGCGGCGCCTATTGGTCCGCGGGGCTGGGGCATAACAGCTCCAGCAACCCCGGCAGCAGCGGGGACAACTATACGCGCATGACCAACTTCCTGGCGTTCACGTTCAACGCCGCGATGGGGGTTTATGTGGGCCAGGTGATTACGCCCGACTTGTTCAACCAGGTGCACGCGACATTCGCGGAGTTCCTGGGCAACCTGCGTGATTCGAACATGATCGCGGCGTTCTCGGTGCTGTGCGACACGACCAACAATCCGCAGAGCCGCACGGCGCTGGGTTACCTGCAGGCGGATGTGCAGGTGCAATACCTCGGCATCAACGAGAAGTTCATCGTCAACCTGCAGGGCGGGACGACGGTGCAGATCGTGAGCCAGGGCACGATGGTCGGCGGCGCGCCGGCGGCTTCCTTCTGATCTTCATCCGGCACCGTAACGGAGACCTGACATGCCTGTGAGCAACAACGGCGTGCTGAACATCAGCATCGGCCGCGACGTATCCGTGGTGCTGACCGTCGCCGGCCAGACCATCGACCTGCAGAACGTGACGGGGTTCGAGGCGTCCCCGCAATACGCCAATTTGAGGGTCGACCGGCTGGACGGGATGGTGCTGAACGCCGAGCTGCCCAAGGGGTGGACCGGACGGTTTGCCCTGGAGCGGGCGAACGACAATCTCGACGCGTTCTTCGCCCAGGCCGAGGCGCTGTGGCTGTCCAGCGGAACGTTGCAGAACGGCACCATCACCCAGGCCATCACCGAGGCGGACGGCTCGACCTCACGCTACCAGTTCACCAATTGTGCGCTGAAGTTCGGGGCACAGAATTGGAAGCCGGAGTCGCCGGTCGCCATGGAGGTCAGTTTCGTCGCGACGCAGCGGGTGGCGCTGTGACGCAGACCCATGTGACGGATGCGCGGGGGCGACGGATCCTCTTCGCCGAGCTCGATGTGCTCGACCAGGCGAGGCTTGCGCTGGTCGTGGGGCGCGGCGGGCACCCGGAGGACACGCAGAACGCGCTGTTCATGCAGATGGCGACGGTGGCCTACGCCGTGACCGAGATCGACGGCGTGCCGATGTCCAGGCCCGCCACCCACGCGCAGGTCATGGCGGCGATCGGCACGCTGGGCGATGACGGCTTTGCCGCGGTGATGCCCGCGATGCGCGCCGAGATGGATTCGCATGAGGAGGCAGCGCGCCTTGCGGCGGAACGGAACGTCGCAAAAAACTCGCGAGCCACCCCGATTTTGTAACTGCCTGCTGGCTGGTGCGAAACGGGGTGGAGAGCGAGCGCGCCTTCGCGATGGAGCCGGCGTTGCGGCTGGCGATGGCGGTGGCGTTCGGGATGTTCGAGGGGCTCGAGTTCGACTGGACCGAGATGGGCTGGAAGAATCGCTGATGCGCAGCGAGGTTTCCCTCGAAGGGACAATCGCGGGACGAGGAGATGGCGCGTGATCGACGTGCTCGGGATCGGCGGCTCGACCGGGATGATGAACGCGATGGCACCGGCAACTGGGGCGGTTCGGCGGGATCTGCTTGGAGCTGGGCGTGTGCCGGACCCGGTTACATCCCGCCTTTGGGCGATGCGCCTGGCGGGCGCGAAGAAGGGTGCTGGCCAGGTTGCGCCGCGCTGGCTTGGGGGGGCGTTCAGGGCACGGAAGGCGACGGGCGAGGGCACCGTGGCGGCACGGGCTCCGGCGGCATCGCGCGGCCTTTCCGAGGCGATGGGGCGGGTTGGCGGGCGTGAGCGGCGCAGGCCGGCGGGCGAGGCGGCGCGCCCGTTTGTGACGCCGCTGTTTCCGTTGTTTATCCGTAACAACATGGTGGGTGTGACCATGAGCCGACCCGGTGGCCGGCAGGCAACGGCGGGAACAGCCGTGGCCAGCATGCGCGCGCGCCTGGATGCGCCCCTGGCCCGGCTCGCACCCCTGGTGGGACGGGAGGCGCGGATTTCGGCGCCGGGATCGGCTGCGTTTGGGCGCGAGGCAGGTCGGGCTCGGATGGTGGCGACGCGGACCGCGGCCGGGGACTGGCCGGCGCGCGGCCCCCTGCCCCTGGGCGCGCGTGTGTCCGCGATACGAACGGACAACGGGGAGCGCGTGGCGGCGTCCGGCGCGGACCTGCTGGGAAGCGTGGGCACGGCGGCGCGGAACCTGGCGCGGCTTCGCACGGTGGGGCCCGCTTTCGATGGCGACGGATGGCCGCGATCCGCGGGCATGGCAGGTGGGTTGCGGTTCTTCGGCGAGCGGGGACCGGGCGGCGTGCCGCCGGGCTCGACGCGGTGGCACCGGGACGGAGCGCGCGATGATGGGCTGGGGATTGGTCGCTGGCCCGTCGCCGAGCGCGCGGTGCCCGACGCTCCCGCTGGCGATGCACGGGAGCCACGACACGTGATTGTGATGAATGCGCACGATATCGGAAACGCAACGGGTGTGGCGGTGCATCGGGGTCTGCGCGTGACGGCCGCCGTGACGCCCAGCCTGCCCTCGGCCGCCTCCCTGCCCTGGGCGCCCGGGCCGATGCCGGCGCTGTCCTGAACCCGGTGACGCAATGAGCGATGTTCTTGCCACGTTGAGTGACGCGGAATCCGCTGCCTCGGGGCTCGCGACGCTCGCCTTCGGGGCCTCCGGCCCCGTGGTGCTGGGGAGTTTTGCCTTCCAGGATTTCGAAGTGCCGGAGGTGATTCGGGTACCGGTGCGCCAGGCGATTACCGTGCACCGGCTGATCGGCGGCGAGCGGGTGTTTGACGCGATGGGGCCGGATTACGGCGACGTCGCGTGGTCCGGCATGATGCTTGGCACGGATGCGGAAAGCCGGGCGCAGATGCTCAAGGCGCTGGTGGATGGGGGAGAGGCGGTGGCGCTGACCTGGGGAACGTGGTCCTTCACAGTGCTGCCGTATCGGCTTTCGTTACGGGAAGCATACCAACGGATCTCTTATACCGTTCGATGTGCGGTGATCCGCGATGACAGTGCCGCGCCTGACGAGCTCGTGATCGATCTCGGCGCCAGCCTTCTCGCCGACATGGCGGCGGCTGGCGGCGCGGGTGGAACGGCGCTCGGGGGGACGCTGGCGATCGCGCAGGGCGCGCTGCAGGAGCTGGCACCGATCCTGCCGGGGACGGCCGGCGTTGGCGCGGCGCTTGCGGCGGTTCTGGCCGCCCAGATGGTGGTTTGCGGGGCGCAGGATGCTTCTTCCTCCGCGATCGTTTCGGTAGGCGATCGAGCAGCGGGGCTTTCCACGCCGGTGGCCAGTTTGACGGACCTTTCGGCCGTTGCGGGCCAGACCGGCACGCTCGCACAGGCCAGCGCCGCCAGCACCTATCTCGGGCGGATGGCGGCGAACCTAAACGCTAATTTTTGAGGTGAGGCATGGCGAGGAAATTACCGCGGCAGGTGATCGAGTCGGGGGTCAACCTCTTCGCGCTGGCGGCCCAGCTCTATGGCGACGCGACCCTGGCGAACATCATCGCGCGTGCGAACGGCCTCAGTGATCCGCTTCCGCAGGGCGTGGTGAGCTTGACCATTCCGGCACCGAACGCGACGCAGGTTGGTGGGATGCCGGTGGCGTGAGCGGGACGGTCTGCGCGCCGTTGGTTCGGGTGCTCGCGGATGGCGTGGCTTTGCCGACGCCGATCTCGGCGGTGGTCGCGAGCAACGGGTATTTTCACGCGAGCGAGTTTTCGTTGGAGTTCGCGGGGTCGTCGGGGGTGGGGGCGTGGTGGGATGTCTCGCCGCCGTGGGTGCTGGATGTCGCGGTTTCGACGGATGGGGCGAGTTTTGTGACGTTGATCTCCGGCGAGGTCGATCAGGTCGATTACGATTTCGCAACGGGGGCGCTGTCGGTTTCGGGGCGGGATTTTGTGGCCGCGATGATCGAGGCGAAGACGCAGGAGACCTTCGCGAACCAGACCTCATCGGAGGTGGTGCGGACCATCGCGGCGCGGCACAACCTGACGGCTTCCGTGGTGGCGACGACGACGCTGGTGGGGACGTTCTACCAGTCCGATCATACGCGGCAGACCCATGGGCAGTTCGCGCGGGCGCAGACCGAATGGGATGTGCTGACCTACCTCGCGCAGCACGAGGGGTTCGATCTCTGGGTGCAAGGACGCACGATCTATTTCCAGCCCCAGGCGACGCAGGGCGCGCCGGACTTCACCGTGGCGGTGACGACGGGGGCCAATGGGGTGCGCGTCGCCAATGTGGAGCATCTGCGGGGGTCGCGGGCGCTGACGCTGGCGAAGGATATCCAGGTGGAGGTTCATTCCTGGAACTCGCGGCAGCAGCGCGGGTTCGTGAAAAGTGCCCGATCCGTGGGGGCGAAGGTCGCGGCGATCCAGCCGGCTTCGAATCAGGTGGGGACGACGACGCAGCGTTATGTGTTTGTCCGGCCGAACCTCACCGAGGACCAGGCGTTGCAGCTCGCACAGACGATGCTGGAGCAGTTGGGCCGGCATGAGCGCACCTTGGAGGTCGAGATGCCGGGGGAGCTGGTGCTGTCGCCACGGTCGCAGATCGCGGTGACGGGGACGGGGACGAGTTTCGATCAGTCCTATTGGGTCGATAGCATCCACCGGCAGGTCTCGATGGGCGGGTTTCGGCAGTCGGTGCGGTTGAAGAACCATTCGCCGCTGTCGCAGGTGGTGCTGTCGTGACGGGGTTGCGCGAGGCGGTGCGCTACCATGCCGCGGCGCTGGATGCGACACGACCGCAGCCGCGTTTCGCGGTGGTCGAGAGTGTCGATGCGGCACGGCATCTCGCGAAGGTGACGATCCAACCCGAGGGCGTCCTGACGGGGTGGCTGCCGATCCTGGGGATGGGCGGTGGTGGTGCCTGGGGGTTGATCTGCCCGCCGGCGGTGGGGGCGCAGGTGGTGGTGGTGCCGCTCGACGGCGATCACGAGAATTGGGCCGTCCTGGGGGCGGCGTGGAGCACGGCCAACGTGCCGCCGGACCCGAGCGCGACGCCCGGTGGGGCGGCGGCTGCGGTGCAGGCCGGGGAGATGGCGCTGGTGTCCAAGGCAGGCGCCTATGTCAGGCTCAATGCCGATGGGAGCGCCGTCGTGCTGTCGCCGGGGAACGTGACGGTGAGCGCCGGCGGCAATGCCACGATCGAGGCGACGGGGACGATTGCGCTGTCGGCGCCGAGTGTCGTGGGCGGCAACGGATCGCTGTTGCAGGAACTCTGCACCGCCGAGGCGTATACTTACCTTATCAATCACGTCCACACCGATCCGCAGGGCGGGCTGACCGGGGCGCCGTATCAGGCGCCGCCGGCGAACCCGCTGACCACGAATTTCAAGGCGTCGTGACATGGCCGACATCGCGCATCAGTTCGGGGGCGACATCATGCTGGCGCCGAACGGGGATGTGGCGCTGGCGAGTGCCACGGTGCTGACGCAGCAGCGCGTCTTGCGGCGGCTGCTGACCAACCCCGGGGATTATATCTGGGACGTGAACTACGGCGCCGGGCTCGGCAACATGGTGGGGCAGACCGTGGATGCCGGGCGGATCACCGCGATCATCCGGGCGCAGATGTTCCAGGAGGCGACCGTGGCGCGGAACCCGCTGCCGACGGTGAGCGTTTCGGCGGGGACGAACGGGCTGGTGCAGGCGGCGATTGCGTATGTCGATACGACGGACGGGACGGCGCAGAACCTTGTGGCCGCGCCGGCGGGGAGTTAGGCGATGCAACTGAGTTTTCTCCCGCAAGCGCAGATCGTCCAGGGCGAGGTCGCCGCGGCGCAGGCCGTGGCGCCGCAACTGACGCAGGTGTCGTCCGGGAGCGTGGCCTATGCGCTGTTCCAGGGCTTCGCTTCGGTGTGCCTGTGGCTGCAATGGCTGATTGCCCAGGTGCTTTCGATGACGCGGTTGGCGACATCGCAGGGCGCGGATGTGGATTCCTTCGTCGGGGATTTCGGGCTGGCGCGGTTGCCGGCGACGAGTGCGACGGGCAGCGTGACGTTCTCGCGCTATTCGACCTCCGGCACGGCGCTGGTGGTGCCTGGCGCGCAGGTCAAGACCGCCGATGGTTCGCAGCCCTTCGTGGTGACGACGGACACGACGAACGCGGCGTGGAACGCGACGCTGGGTGGCTACGTCGTGGCGAATGGTGTCGGCAGCGTCACGGTGCCGGTGCAGGCCGCGAACGCGGGGACGCAGGGGAACGTGCAGGCCGCGACGATCACGCTGATTGCCTCGGCGATACCGGGGATCGACACCGTGACGAACGCGAGCGCCTTCACCAACGCGCTGAACGCCGAGACCGATGCGGCGCTGCGGGCGCGGTTTGCCGCGTATATCCAGGCGTTGTCGAAGTCCACGCTGGCGGCGATTGGTTACGCGGTCGAAAGCGTCGAGCAGGGTTTGAGCTACGTGATCCAGGAGGGCGCGCCGGGGACGGCCGCGGTGACG